CAATCAGTACAAGTAGCCCTTGAGAATAAAACTCAAAGAAGTGCTATATTGGCTATGGATGAGGTTGCGGATTACTGCATAAAAAATGTAAACGAAAAATTATTTAAAGATTGGAGCCAAGAAATGATACGCCTTATGGTAGCTTACCATTGGGCAAAAAAAACATTAATTGTTAGTTACGATGAAGGTAACCATGTTAATGGTTTATTTATGTGGTATAATTGTAATGAGGACGATGGATGGGATTTTATAACTAATTGGGAAGAAGATAAAGAAGATGGAGACGCTATATTCCTAGCATTTATATCTGCTGATAGTATGGACATTGTAAAAGAAAATATGAATCGTTTTGTTTCTATGCAACCTGATCTATTGTCAAAAAAATTAATTGCTTTTCGTTTAAAAAATGGAATTCATACTAAAATGAACTACAATAACAGAATATTTAAAAAAATACTAAAAAGTTAAATTATGGGATCACCATCAACACCTCCACCCCCTGAACCATTTGATGCGGCAAAAGCCACAGGAGAATATTTCTTTGGACAAGACTTTAGTGATTTTGATGGTATTCTTGATGACAGGTTACAGCAAAGATTTATTGATGCTGAAAGAAAGTATGGACCTGAATATGCAGACATTCAGTTAAATAATATCCGCACTATGGCGGAAGGAACTGATGGAGACGGTGGAATATTTGGTATTTTAAGAGATGAAGCAGTAAAATCAGGAGATTTACAGAGGTCAGAATTAGGTAAACAAAGAGCAGATGATTTAACTGCTGTTCAACAGTTAGCTCCTCAAATTGTTGATGCTTTTAGGGGTGCTGACGAAGAAAGCACAGCTATAGCTGAAACCGCTGACAAAAGAATTGGTCAAGGTACTGGTATTGGGGCATTAGGACAAAATTTAATTGGAAGTCAGTTAGGTGCGGCAGGAGCAGAAGAACAAGCAATAAGGCAAAGAGGATTAGCAGATATTACTGCTGGTCGTGAGGCGGCTAGTGCAACTGAACAAGCATTACAATCACAAGGTTTTTCTAATTTAAATGCTCAACGAGAAGGTGCCAGCACAGGAGAACAAGCATTACAAGCTCAAGGATTAGCTGGTTTAGGTTCTCAGGTAGCAGGTGCTAGTTCAGCAGAACAACAACTACAAGCTTTGGCAATGAGCCAAAGTGCTCTTGGTTCAACACCACAAGAAGCACTTCTTGCACAACAAGGCATGGAAGGCTTACAATCAACTGGTGAGCTTTCAGCACTAGAAAACATAAGACTTACTGATTCAATAAGAGAAGGTTCTTTAGCGAGAGGTAGGGAAATGGATACTAGCTCTATAGCCGCTGAAGCTAGGGGTCGCTTTTCTGAAGAGTTAAATAAAAAAGAAAGAGAAAGAGCAATTGGTTCTCAGTTACTTGGTCAGAGTGATCAAATGCGTCAACAAAGGTTATCTCAAGGTGCTAGTGCTCTTACTGGCGTAGATGCTCTTTCTGCACAACGCAGAGCCGAACAAATGCAAAGGCAACAATTTGGTGCACAGAATATAGGCGCAACAGAAGCTTTTGCGGCTCAACGAAGGGCTGAACAAATGCAAAGGCAAGGATTCGGTGCACAAAGTTTAGGTCAAGTTAGCAGTATAGAAGCTCAACGAAGAGCAGAAGAAATGGCAAGACAAGGTATGGGTACTCAAACATTGGGTGCATCCGCTGGTCTTTCAGCACAGAGAAGGGCTGAACTAATTCGTCAACAACAACTAGGAGCAGGATTAGTAGGAGCTGAAGATAGCATACAGTCAGGTCGTTTAGGTCAGGCTTTTCAGATGAATAGAAACCTAGCAGGGGATCTTGGTTCTACTATACTTGGAAGACCTTCTCAATCTATACCACTAGGTCAAAGTATTTTGGGTTCTGCTACACAGGGAGCAAATAATCTTGGAGGTCAACTATTTGATCAAAATGCAGGAATTAATATAGGTCTTCAACAAAGAGGACAAGATTTAAATTATCAATCAGCTGTATACGAAGGACAATCTGGAGCATTTGGAGGATTGATGAGTGGATTAGGAACTGCAGTTGGAGGTGCAATGGGAGGTCCATTTGGAGCTGCTTTAGGAGGACAACTATTTGGGGGAGGTTCTCCCACTTGTTGGGTAGCTCGTGAAGTTTATGGTGAAGATAATCCAAAATGGTTACTATTTAGAAACTGGATGTTATGCGATGCTCCTACTTGGTTTAGAAATATATATATTAAATATGGAGAACGCTTTGCTAAATTTATATCTAATAAACCTTTATTAAAAAATATTATTCGTTCATGGATGAATACAAAAATTAAATAATATGGCAACTTTAAGAGGATCAAGAATTAGACCAGAACTAGCTAATGCTGACTTTAGCGGAATAGCTAGGGGTGGTCGTATACAAGGACAAGCCCTTGCTAATTTAGGAGAAGATATTGCTGGTGGTATAAAAAAATACAGAATTAACAAAGAAGAGCTTGGAAAAAATATAGCAAAAAATGATGCTATAATAGCTTCTAATCAAGATATACTAGCTTCTATAGAACAATCTGGTGAAGAAAATACTCCAAATGGAGTAGCCAAAGCTATTAAGGCTCGCCAAAACGGAACATTTACTAATCAAAATGAGGCAATACTTGCGTCTTATCTTGAAACTCTTCAAGCACAAAAACAAGCAGAGACTAAGGCAGAAAATGTTCGCCTAAATCAAGAAATACTTCAATCACAAGTTGATGAAGTTAAAAGACAAGAAACATTAAGAGATCAGCGTAAAAAGTTTGATAAATTAATTCTTGATGAAGTTAAAAATAGAGCAGAGGGTGACGAAAAAATTAATTTAGATATGTTAAATGGAGTAATGTTAAATGCTATTGATGCAGGCATTCCTTCAAGTGTTATTAGCGAAGGAAGAAAATTCTACACAGAAGGTGTTCTTAATGAAATGTCCGTTAGAGAAAAGCAGGCAGATATAAATCAGACAGAAGCACAAACTAATTTAACAGTAGAACAAATTGATAAAGCAACTGCAGAAACAAATAAATTAGAAGCAGAACTTACAGCGTTAAATCAATCCAACGCAGACATTAGTGGAAATCAAATACTTCTTAATGGTGCTCTTCAAGTAGCGGCTGAAAGACGAGCTGCTGGAAATCCATTTACAACTGCTCAATTTATTTCAGCTCTAAGAGGCAATGGATATATATTTAGGTCATCGGAAGACATTGAAAATCTTCTAAAGGGGTTTGGAACAGAATTATTAATTACTGAAGAAGATAAAAAAGTTATTGATGATAGCATTATTCAAGAACAAAAAGACCTAAAGCAATCATTTGATGACTTTGGCATTATAAATAATGCTGCCAAAAACATTATAACTAAAATGGGTAGTTCGGGATTCTTTGGAAATATTGGAGACAGCTTTACTGGAAATCAAGCTGGATTGTTTGGTACAGGTTGGATTAGATTTGGAAATGATGCAAATGAACTAGAAGCACAACTAGAGACAATTCAAGCTACTATCGGATTTAAAAAATTGCATAAAATGCGTCAAGATTCTCCAACTGGAGGAGCACTAGGAAATGTTTCTAACATTGAAAATAGGTTGTTGCAATCTACATCAGGTGCTCTTGCAGGAATTTTACAAATGGGAGAAGCACAAGGTAAAAAAGCTTTAGTTGATTTTATGTACAATCAAGCTAGAGTTGTAAATAGACAATACGAATACTTTGTAAAAAAATATGGTCAAGAAGAAGCTACTAGAATGTCAGGATTCACACCTGATTCAATCAAAGCAGTTCAAGACCAACTAGATGAATTTGAAAAATTGCCAGACAATCAATCCACTATAAGAATATTGGGTGGGGGTTGGAGAAGTGTTTCTGCACTAATCAACGAAAAATATGGAGAACCAACGCCCCAACCACCAACACCCCAACCACCAACGCCACCACCACCTGTTGCTAGGGCAGTTGAAGCTACACAATTAAACCCAGATGAATTGCAATCTTTTCAAGCATCTCAAAATTTACCTGATTTTACACCTACTGGTGCTTCTAAAAATCTAGCAAGTCAACCATCTGTTACTGTTGGTAATAACTATACTATTTTGAGTGTGGAGGGAGATTAAAGTGGCAATATACAAAGTAAAAGACAATGAAACAGGAAATATATTCCGTATAAATAAACAAGGTGAGTTTACGGAATTTGATTTTTTAGATGCTAAAAAAAGAGAAACTGAAAGAGCTTATTCAGATGTTGTAACTTCTGATAATTATCGCAAGCAGGGAATGTACGATGAAATATCGTTGCCTACAGAAGAAGCTCAAAAACAATTACAAAGAGGTTTAGCATTATTGTTAAATACAAATGTAAACAATGTTAATGTGTCAGAAAGCCCTTTAGGGCATTTTGAAAGATTGGGATTAGGCTTGCGATCTGATGCCGATGAAAAAGTTCAAGCCCTAAAACAAGAATACGCTACTAGAACAAATCCAGACCCTGTTAAGATAGTAGTAATTGATAATCAGCCTCGTCTAATGCTTGAGCAAAGAGATGAAAATGATCAACCTATTTATAATTTAATTGATGAAGAGGGATTTAGCTTTGGGGATTTGTCAGATTTTAGCAGAGAAATTATACCAACTATCGCTAGTGTTATTGCTTCTGTAGGAGCTGCAAAATTTACTGGTGGCACTTCTCTTGCTCTTGGGTATGCACAAATAGGAAAATTAGCTTTAGCAGGAGGCATAGGTTATGGCTTAAGTAAGCAAGCTCAGGACATGGCAGTTAAAGGATTTGATGATATTTTAAAACAAAATGACTTTAATTTAAAAGAATACGCCAAATACTCTGGTAGACAAGCTGTTCAAAATGCAAAAGAATCAGCCCTAGTAACTGCTGTTGATGCAGTAACTATGAAAACCCTTGGGTTAGTAACTTCAAGATTTGGAAAAGGCGGTAGCCCTGCATCTCAAAATTTAAGAGAAGCAGGAGAAAGACTAATGCTAAAGTATTCTGATAGTATGTCAGAAGGTTCAAATATTAATATTTTAAGACCTACTGCTACTGGTGGGGAAAGGGTAGCAAAGAAAGAAAGAACAGCATTGTTATCATCAAAGTTAATACAAAATGCTTATGCTAGAAATGCTGACTCAGTAAACGAAATATTAAATATTTTAAAAACTGGTGATCCTAACTTGCTTGAACAAGCAATACAAAATGCTGCAAAAAATTTAGATACAGAAAAGGTTTTAGCAAAAGAAGCAATTGATAATGTTGATAATCAATTACACCAAGCTATTGATTTAGCTTATCAAGACTTAGCTAGAAGAAACGGAGTAAATGGTTTGTTTGATGGAAATACAGCATTTGAACCAGTAAGATTATCCTTTCTTAAAAATCAAAGACTTGCTACCAATTCTAAAAATAAAGCATATAGAGAATTTCATAGACTTGCACGAGAACAAGGTACTGCATTTGATGGAGCTGACATAATCACAAGCATGAAAAGAACTCTTGCTAAATTTAAAGGGGGTACTACTGAAAATTTTCAAAATGATTTTGTTGCTATTCTTAATTCAAATATAAAAACAAATTTAAGAAAGGTTGATGACCTTAGTGAAGGAGTTGTTAACAGAGGAACAGTTAAATTAAATACTAGACAGCTCCAAAAAATGATTGAATCCTTTGATCAAAAAGCTGGATACGGATTAAAAAGCAATCAAAAATCCCCTGATCAAGTTCTGGCTGAAATGTTAGCAAGCACTTTGAGAAAAACAAGGGACAAGTCCTTTATATCAAAAAATAGACCAATAAATGATGCAGGAAAAGCTTTGGTGGAAGCTAACTCAATTTATAATGACCTTTATTTACCTTACTTAAGGGTTGCAAAAGGACATGTACAACAAACAAAACTAGGAAGTACAGTTGCCAATAAGCAATATTTGTATCAAGGAAATCAAGTGTTGGACGATGTGTTGTCTCTAGGGGACGATGGGATAACGGACTTCTTGTCTAGGTTCGGTGCAGGTGCTGAAAGGGATTCAGCATTGCAGGTTCTTAGAAGCAGGTTTCTTCAAAGAAATGGATTTGATGGCAATATTCATATAGGTGCAGGTAAAAAGCTTAGATTTGATACTGAGAGCGTAAGAGCACTATATGGAGAAAGATTGCCTAATGGTAAATTAATTAGATCAAGTAAAAATGAGGAATTGCTTAAGTCCAAACTTTTTGCTTTTGAAAGATTAAATAAAATAAGCGGAACAAAAATAATTGAATTAGATGAATTAGCTGTAGAAAAACTCTTTCTTGGATCTGATAAAGCTCAAGTTAAAGGGGTTTCCGATGAGTTAGCTAATTTGGTTAATGTTAAAAAACAGAATGCTGATATATTAGAAAACAACATTTTAGAAATTACCCAAAAAGGTGAGCTTGCTAAAAGTCCAGACGCTTATGTAAAGGTACTTCTTGGGTCGAAGAATACCGCACAAGTAAAAGAAGTTATGAGAATTGTTAAAGAGCTCCCAGAGGAGCTACAGGACTCAATAAGAACATCTTACATTGACGAGTTACTAAGACTCTCTAGCCCAGAGGGAAAAGGTGCCATTACTTCAACTTCTGGCGATTTACCAATAGCTGACGGAAACAAATTATTAGAGTACCTTTCAAAAAACACTACGACTGGCACAAACTCAAGGATAGTTCTGGGAAACGACATAGTAAGTGATTTAACTGACTCAGCCAGAATACTTAGATATTCTTTTGATCCAAAGGGTGCTCCTTCACCACTAACATCTGGGGGCGTTATAACTACAAATGGAATTACTTGGGTCGCAGGTGGAGTAGCTCAGTCCTTGGGAAGAAAGCTATATGGAGTTTCAGCAACTCAAGGTTGGCTAAGACCATTGCTTACAAAGTCTTCAACAGAGGAGATGATCTACAGGCAAAAAAGCCTTTTTCCATATGTAATGACAACTTCTAAAACTCTTCATAACTTTGCCGCTAATTACAGCACTAACCCAATGCTTGCGAAGGAATGGGGTATGGAAATGATTAAGATAAAAAACAGCGTGGACAAGGAGCAACAAGAAATAGCTCAAGAACAAAATCAACCAGTTCCAATGCAATAAAAAACCCTACCCCCTAAAGGGTAGGGCTAACAAGGGATCAAACGGAGAGTAAGAAACAACTCTCTGCCATGGATTACTCCTACAGCTTACCTTGTTAAATTTATAGTAGTAATTGTATTGCGTTTGTCAATAGGGGGGTACCCCTTTTTTTTGACCTTTTTCCATCCTTTTGCTCTTTGGGAATGTTTCCATCCATTTTTATCTATTCCCCATCCAGATATACTACCTATCTTGTGATACTGGCATAACTCTTTTCGTATTATTTTTCCAAGCTTTGATGCTTCTCTAATCTGTATTGAAACGGAGCAATTATATTTGTCGTTGAGTAATTCTATAAACCCTTTGGGGGTTATGTTCATAATCTCTCTAAGATTTTTAGTAATACTTTTAAAATGCTTAGATGGTCTTCTTCCTTTTCCTTTGTTAGACATTATTCGAACCTCCCTATGCAATGATAAAACCTAAACAGAGAACCAATGTCCCTTTCCCCTTCTCTATTCTTGGCAATCTTGTAGACCATCTCAGTATAGTCACCTTTATGATCCCTGCTCTTTGATGACTCAAAGTCCCCTTGAGAGGGGTATATAAGTACAACTACATCCGCATCATTCTCAATGTCCCCAGAATCCTTTAAATCGTACAGGCTAAGACCAGTATCCCTTTTAGCTCCCTCACGGTTGACTTGGGCTAGAAGAATTATCCCTACATCCAGTTCAAGGGCTAGTTGTTTGATTCGGTGAGATATATTTGATATACCCTCAGTCTTACTCATTCTCTTGGAATCAAATGGTATCAGTTGCAGGTAATCTATAACCAGTAGCTTAACGCCAAAGTTCTTGACCATCTTCCTAGCTTGTGACGCTAGATCATCTGAACTCTTTACATGGTGAGATGTAAATATAGGTAGATCAGATAGCTTGCTAGTAAACTCCTTGAACAGTACAGCCCTTTGCTGACCATCTTCTGTAGCGTCAATGGTGGTATAATTAATTCCAGATAAAGTCTGTGCCATACGCTTTGTAAGCTGTTTCTTGGGCATCTCAAGCGAAAATATACCTACCCCCTTCTTTTGCCTGTAAGAGGCACTCAGAGCTATGTTAAGGGCTAAAGCTGACTTGCCGCAAGAGGTTGGGGCGGCTACTGTGACCACTTCCCCACTAGCTATACCCCCACTACCCAACATATCGTCTAATCTGCCTATATTAGTGGTTATCACATCCAATAGGCACTCTCCCCTTAGTTTAGCCTCAATCTCCGCATCTAGCTCATCTGAGGCTGAAGAAAGGCATAACTCTTCGGAGTTGTACTTTGACCTTTCTTCTAAGTCACTCTGAATCTGCAAAGATATATCGCTTGATTCAATTGATTCTGATTCAGCTCTCTCCCTAGCTAATCTACATATCCGTATAATCTTTCTTAGATTTGATTTTTCCGCAATTGTATTAGCACAGTACAGAAAGTCTAGTGGAGTTGTAATGTTGTCCATTACATACATTAGACCAGTTGCTCCACCTATTTCATCAACTCCATTAACAGTCTTTAACTGCTCCATCATTGATGTTTCGTTTAACGGTCTTTCGTCCGAAGAAATCTTTTTTATGCAATCAAACAGTATCTTGTTCTTGTGAACATAGAAATCGTCCGAGTCCAGAATTTGGCTGATGCTATCGTAGTGAGTAGAATCACCTGCATCTATACAAGTGGCTATAACCTTTTGTTCAGCCTCTTCATTGCTTGGTATCTTTGCTTCCCTTGTCTCTATCATTTTCGTTTTGTGTTTCTTTTATTTGTTTAATAATCTGTTCAAGAGATTTTAAGTATATCTTTATTTCCCTTTTGTCGGCTGATTCGTTAGCCTTGGACAAAATCCTTAAAGCCATACTAGTTAACTCTTCTATTATATATTTCATTTTAAGAAAAAAAAGGACGCACCAGATTTACTGGATACGCCCTTGTCCCTATACTATAAATTTAAAACGGTTCGCTATCGTTAACTGGAACGCTTGGCTCCTTTATCGTTATCGAAGATGATAAGCTTGGTTGCTTTTCATCTGGGGCATAGTTCAAAGCTAGACTTAGCATGGGCTGACCATTCTTTGTTTGCTTCTTCCATCCGTTTATGTAGTACAGACCTGCTTTATCGACAGTAATTTTGCCGTTGTAGTCTGGGTGGGTTTCCTTCTCTTTGCGGTCGTTAATAAACAATCCGCCACTATTTATGTATGTTGTATCACTCATAATTAAAAATCTAATTGTGGTTTTGCTTTAGGGGAAGCCTCCTTGCCATGCGTATTAGTAGCATCTGGATCCTTTGTATCGTCAATAGCAAACAACCCATTAAGAGCATATTTCCTAGCGTATGAACTAGCTGAACCAGTTATTTGGGCATCGTCCATTCCTTTTTTAGTCTCAGCTTCCCTAGCGAATCCTTGTACTTGTATAGAGTAATCTGATTCTGATTCAGCTAGTACTGCTGTGGCTTTTACATATACTCTTCCCTCTACCCCAACAATGTCGTCAGAGATTACTAGAGTACATCCGTTGGAACTAAGCAATGGTTTTACTGCTGTTAATATGTCTTCAGCGGATCGGTAACTGTACCCTCCGAACTTGTTTGTCTGCCCCTTTGGAGCCTTAAGAGATGCTTGTATCCCTTGGAGTTTTGTATGTATGGTTTTGTTTTTTGTTTCGTTATTCATATTTGGTTTTTGTTAGTTTACGAAAAAGTTTTGAACGGTGGTTGGAGTTACTGCACTCGTTTAGTTCCTCTTTAGTCGCCCCTATGTCAACCAAAGTGTCAACTTGCTCTTCACTTGTCAATCTATTTTTAAATCTTTTTGTTAATTGGTTGAGCCCAACATGATGTAACTGGTTGGTATTAGAATGCTTTAGATAAAATGAAATGCACTCCAACGAAGTAGGGAGTTTTCTTTTTTCTCCCTTACACATTCCGAGATAAAAATTCTCTATCTTACCTATTAAGCTGTTTGCTTGCCTAGATATTACGCCCCTTACAAATCCAGTTTGGTGGTCGTGATCAACCACCCAATCATCCGTCTTTATGTTTAGTATAGGACAACGGGAGGGCTTATTCTCCTCCCTATATTCTTTAATCTTTCTCTGCGACAGATAAGGCATCACTAAGTAGTTGTTTTAAGTTACGCTTCTCTTCTGACAAGCTTTTTCTCTGCTCATTGTAACGCTCAATTTTATGCGAAAGAACTCTGGATTCTGTTCGGATCATTTCTATCCTAGTTTGGATACGCTCTATGTCTGATGTTATATTACTCATTGTCTATTTTTGTTATTGATAAAATTTTGCCAGTACCCCCTCTTTTAAAAACACATAGTCCATCTTTCTCTGGTCTTTTTTTTAGTATTGTTGCAAGAGCCTTGTTTTGATCCTTAGCCCACTTTGATGTTGAGCCGACATAACCATCGTCCATGTCATCTCTGCTGTAACTTATTATGTATTTGTTCACTACGCATATCCTGCTGTATCCATTATGGTTCCGTAAAAATTCTCATAAAGCCTATTTGCAGTCATCCTTTTCTTGTGCCTAGCTTTGGCTCTGTGAACGGCTTCTCTTGTGATTGTTAGGGTTTTACTAATTTCGTCCTCTGTTTTAAGCAAGCCCCTATACAAAATATTTATGTATAAGTCCCTAGCCATTACGATTCCCTTTTTTCGGCAATGCCCTTGAATCATTTTTAGTGGTACCCCTGTTTCTTCTGATACTAGTTTCAGTATTCCGTAATTATATCTTATCATTATTTTACTTTTGGTTGCATTCTTTTGTTCCAATAAATTTTACTAGCGTATTTAGCATTCTGTATACCCCACTCCATCTCTTCTTGAGTCCATACCCTGTGGTGATGCCCCATTGTATCGCAATCAATTATTACTGACCTACAAGAAGGCAAGTAATCAAGCTTGTGGTTCTTCATAATCATGTAGCTTTCAATGGCTAACTGCTCGCAGTCCTTTGCGTAGGTCTTAGCCTTTCCCTTAGTGTTTGTTCTGCACTTGTAATCAGCTAAGAAAAGCTTCTCCTCTTCATCGTACCCAATAAAATCAATTGACCCTGCAATCTTGATTCTGTTATTGCATACAAGTTTCTCACAGGCAATTGGCTTTATGTTGTTTTCAATGACCCAATTATAAAAAGGGGTACCCCATTCGTCGTAGTCATAGTTATGTGGAAGATCTCTGGGCTGATCATATATCAGCGAGTTAATCATGTCTTCAATTGTTTCGTGAACAGATGTTCCGAACTCCGAAGAAGATATTGTGTCACCAGTTTCTGGGTGAGTCCTAGTCCCATATGTTAGCCTCTCTATCTCCTGCCAACAGCTCCCCTTGCCCTGCAGGGTTAACTCATACATCATTCTTGGCTTATATATTGAGTCCAAAAATTCATCTTTGACTATCCCCAAAACTGTGGTGACGCTTGGGTATATCTTTTTGCTTTTCTTTTTGGCTTGAAAGGGGGTACCCACATTTTCGTCAAATTCTGGGTTTATTAGATCTTCGCAGTTGTAAAAATGAGCCATAGTTATGTTTTGCTTATGAATAAGTGTTGTATTGATTTTAAATCGGTGGGTTTAATTTTGGTGAGCAAGTCCTTTCTGCCGAACTTAGTCCTTGAGTAGAGCTTATACAGACAATCCTTTGGGCTATCTACCATTGTTTTCTCCGTGAGCCTCTCTACTAGCTCAATTAAATCTTCCTTCTTCACGAGTATGTAATAGTTCTCTCGCTCAAAAGCAAAGTGAGTTGACTTACCGTATAGCCACCCTTCGTAGCCGCCAACATTCTTTAGTTCAATCCATATGGTTTCTGAGTCCTTTACACTCTTTACATCTACATTGAATTTTACCCTGCACTCGTAGTCAATGTGATCTAGCTCTTCATCTATGTCAGTCTTCCTAACAAAACCATTGAAGAAAAGTTTTATGCAGTCCTTGAATCCAACTTCCGCCCTTTCTCCGTTCTTGCGGTTTTTGCCGCTTTTGTCGAACTTATTCTGATAGCCGTTGACTGGCATTATAGCTCTTCCATATCCATCACATACTCAATTGCTTGTCTTAATACGGTAGCACTAATTCCGTCGCAGGGCATGGACACTAATGGATCCCATCTACCCTCTGAATGAATCTCGCACTTGTTTATCTTGCCATCAATGTTACTTGACCAAGCATGGGTAAGCCCCTCTTTAGCAAAGTAATTAAAAACATCTTCGTCCTTTCTTGATAGTGTTTTGTTGTTTTCAACTACTTGTATAGCTGAAACTATTTCTTCCTGTAGGTAGTCAGTACCATCAAGGGCAAGCTCACTCGCTTGGTGTTCTAGTTCCTTCATTACGCTGTAAGCGTTATCTTTTGTTATGTCCATGATTTAGTTATTCCCAGATTTCTCACACTTGTCAACAAAAATATTTATTTATAAAAAATATGCTGACCTATCTTAATTGTTATTGTCATTGATTCAGCCCAATAAGGGTTAACATAATCAGCGTGATAATGATCAGCACCATTTGTTAAGTTAGTCCTTTCGCCCTTAACTATTTTCAAAGCCTTTTCATAGCGTGGGTGAGATTGTGCTTTGATTATAAGACCCTCCATGTTTCCGTTATTCCAACAGCTAAACTGCCAAGGCTGTAAGCATACCTCTGTTGGCGTTATACTGCGTTTAATGGATCGGTTGTGAATAACCTCATTAACCGCCTCCATAGCCCCTTCAGCGTACTCTCCACCTGCTTCTAGTATCAATGTACTAGCAACGATTGCGTAGTCCTCTGCAAGGAGTCCTAGAGGAGCCATGACCAACAATAATATTTTTATTCTTTTATCCATTTTGCTTCTCCTCCTTTTCCCTGTATGTAACTAAGTCCTGTATAGCCCATTCAATGTTATCCCAACTAATGCCATGACAGGCATCGTGATTGTGTTCAACTGTAAGCAAAACATCATCGGCTTCTTCGGTTGTTAATTTAACTCCCATTTCTTTGGCGGTTTCAAGCACATCTTCCGTGCACCATGTTATATGTATTTCCATTTTATTTCTTTCTATTTGGTTTTTTTTCTTGACTTGCGTTTTTGGGGTACCTATTCATTAAGGAACCCTCCTTTAAGTTATCAATACCATAAGGTTCTTCTTTCTTTTCTAAAAAAAAGAAAGGGTTACCTTAAGGTATGTATTCTGGAATCATTGATTTAATCAATTTCAAATCTTCCATAGTTAGTTTTAGTGGATCAACTTCAATTGGATCTTCTTCGCTATTAACCCAACTTGGTGTGTGGATATTTAAAATGGAGAAGTCCAACAATGGGTGTTCTTTCCATTTTTCCGTTACCGTTTGATCTCCCATTTCGCTCGTGCACTCGCAGTCCTCTTCACCATAGATCACCTCTAATTCAATGTCCATATCCGTGTAATGGGGCTGTAGCTTCACAGCGAATAGTTCAACTATCTCAACATAAACTTCATCGTCGCTAAACATCTAACTTTTCCCTTTCGAGTTCTTGATGTTTGTTCGTTGCGTACTCAATGGTACAAAGCAAGTTAATCTCCTGCTGTACCATCTCCGTATTGATTTGCTTAGTAGATATCAAGTGATCAAACACTTGCTGTCTTTCTTCATCGGTGGGCTCTGGAACATCTCCAAACGCCTTTAACAAGGTATCGCATCTCTTGATGTAATCCTTGGTGTATTGCTTGTACTGTTTTATTGTTTCTTGGTATTTCATATGACCCTTGTTATACCAGAAAACCAGAGCATTGCAAGTCTTTTGTTATCATTTGTTTATAAAAGATTTTATGGGGTACCCCCATCTCTGGTTTCGCACTTGCGTTGCAGGTTTGCCATCGCTCGCCATGCCACCCTCGCCCAGTCCTCTGTTGCGTCCGTCTCCATAGCTTCAAGCAGGTGACGCATAAGCGAGTTTAGCTCCTCTTTTGACTTGTCCTTATCCCAATGCAGTTCTTGGTTAGGGTGATGTTGGTCGCTCCCCTTACAGCTTACTTTTGTGACCTCTACAATAGCGTTGGGGAAGTACTTCATGAAGCCATCATAAATTCTAATTTGTTTTCTCTCTTTGTCGTCTTGTGGTAGTATCATAATTTTTTTCGCTGCGTGACAATAAAAAACAGGGTACCCCTCTAAAATTGTTGATGCAGCACGGATTTAAAAAAGGGCGTACCCCCCATAAAATATTTTAGCTGCAAAAAAAAAGAGGGGCAATCAAAAAATGATCACCCCTCCCAATAACCCAAACGAAAAACTTAGAATGGCAGGTAGAATTCATGGACTGGCTTTGTATCGTCAAACCATCGGTTCTGCACAAAGTAGACCCAAGCGTAAGTCTCGCTCCAATCATACATCTGAACTGGTATAACCTTGCGTTTGTAAAAATTGGGGTGACCCTCTAACTGATCCAGTCTTTGTAGGCACTCAAAATCAACATCATAGATTTCTAATTCTACATTGTGACCCACCCCCTTTTCTTCGTGCAGGTAAGGCAAGCCGTCAACCTCTAATGGGTATTGATCCTTAGTGACCGCCTCGCCAATCCGTTCTTGACCGCTTAACAGGTCGCTGTTGTGGTAACCGCTTTTAAGAGTACCATATACGCCCACCCTGTATTTTTGCGGAAAACAGTTAGTCTTTGAATAGTCAATGCCATTGAGCGTGTGCCACTTGCCCACCCTTTGAACTGTGCCAAGCTTGGTATTGACAATCGCAAAGCGTGTATCTGTAAGCTCTAAGAATGGCAACCAGTAGTGATCCTCTAGCTTACTCAGTACATCTTCTGCAATACAGCTAATGTCGGATTGTGTCTTTGTGCCAAACCCTTGAACTGTGCCATTTGAGTAAATGACTTCATCCGTCCCATTGATTGGAAATGGGTGAACATTGTTCCTGTCAATCTTGCCTACTGTAGCGTAGCGGAAATGACAGACTAGCGGTCTTGTGGTTGTTGATAGCGTCCGTACTGTTGTACTGTTGTAATCAGTCGTACGCTCTGTCTTGCCATCGTCAAGCCAAGTAATTCCGAACCCATGCGGATTCACTAGCTTAGCTCTATTGATAATCTCTTGGGGTATTTTTTTACCCTTTGGTTTGTGTATGATTAAACACATTTTGTTCCTTTCGTTTTGGTTGTTGTCCTCCTCTTTTGAGGATTGTTTATAATAATAAACATAAATAATTAAATGTCAATATTTTTTTGAAGTTTTTTTCTGTAAAAAACAGGGTACCCTTATCATACTCTTCCATGTATCCATTTTTGGAAATGAATACATAAACCAAGATTAACGAAAAAATAGGGTACCCCTTGCCGTTGTTCCTGAACCTGAGACACAAAAAAACCCCCACCCCTAAAAGGTGAGGGCTTGAACTTTATTGATTAGCTCGCCATTAAATCGTTGTAACTTTGCATTTCTCTTCGCTGATTTAGCTCTGCGTCATTGTATCCGCTGAGGTAAGCCCTAATCATGAGCACTAGCTGAGCTTTCGGATAGTATCCTTCGCCTAATGGGCAGGAACAGCCACCGCCCTTTGACATGCGCTGTATCTGATAGCCACCATATCCGCCTGCTAAAAAATAACAGCCGACATTTGGCGTAAGCTTAATGCGTCCGTTCTCGTCCTTAGTTTGCGTGTATGGCTCATCATGCGAGCCAGTAACATAATTTAAATTGTTAATAATGCCTTTTAGTTTTTCTTTTGTTATTTTCATTTTTTTTACCTTTTGTTTTGGTTGTTATTTTCCTGTGACGATATTGTGAACTTCGTAACCAAGCAAGTAAGCTTTTCTTTCTAATACCTCTGCTCGTGCTAACTCAAATCTTTCATAATGGGTCTTGATCCATTCATGATCATCCCTGCGATATATAATTTCTTGCCCCTCCATTTCTTTTCTAATTATCTTTTTATAATCATCAATGGAATTTTTCATAAAGGTAAGCTCTTGATTCATTGTTTCAAGCGAATCGTTTTTGTCTCTTTTTATATAGTCTATGTCTGTCATTTTATTTCCTTTTGTTTTGGTTATTATGTTTTATATGGTTTCAACTTGGAAGCAGTCACTTGATATGTGGGTCTTAACCCAAGACCAGTAACCATTATTAGGGTCTTGCTCGTAAAGATCAAACTGCACATTTGGACAGCCGTTGCTTATTTTCTCTAGCTTGCGGGTTGCTTGCGTGTCGGTTGCTTTAATCTCCAAATCAAATAAGTCCGATTTAATGGCGTAATTGCGCTTGGTTTTTCTGTTTTCTTTCATTTTATTTCCTTTTGTTTTGGTTATTGTTTCTTAATCTTTTTGATTAATTACAACCTATTATTCGGCTTTTTACTTATATGTCAATAGTATTTTTGCACTTTTTTATCCCATTATTTAAAAGCCTTTATTCCTTACCTATTTGGAATCATTCTAAATAAGAAAACCAGACCAATATAAAAAAGATAGTACCCCCCCTTAATGATCCAGACAGGAAAGCCAGACCAATATAAAAACAGGTGTACCCCTGTAAGCCCCTGTAAGCCGTCCAATATAAAAAAAGGGGTACCACTATCAATTGAAAAACGAAACGCCATACAGACGAAAATAAATCAAAAAGCTTGTGCATATACGGGTAAAAACAGCGGTACCCATGCAAGCCGCTGTAAGCCCCTGTACGACATAAAAACAGGGGTACCTATACTGTACCACTCGCAACTGATCAAAGCCCTAAATAAGCACAAAAAAAGCCCCCAATTAAGGGGGCTTGAAATGTAAGCCTGTCAACTTACAGGCAAGTTTGAAAGCTTAGGGGCTTTGTCAGCAAATCCAAAGCTTGCCATGCGACCAATCAAGAATTTGATCAAATATTCATGCCCCTTAGAGCATGGAATCAATTTGCCGAACTCATCATCAACCGCCCATTTCAACTGCTTGAGTGTATTTTGCATAGGTTGCTGATAGAAATTACGAGTCTTTTTGACTGATTCAAGCCCCCTTAATACTTGAGCCTGTGTAAAAGCTAACCAAAACACAGCTTTAGAATAATCAAGTGTACCTTGGTGCTGTCTATATTCAATCGTTCCATGCTTAGCAAAGGCTGTTAAGTTGAGATTCCTGTACCTGTAATGGGTGTCTTGATTCACAGCAACATCTCGCGTATTTTTGATACCTTTCTTTTCCATGAATTTACGGGTTTGCTTTTGGGTGATCCAGTAAGCAGTATCTAATACATTACGATTTGATTTACTGTAAAAACAATCACCCCGTCTTGATTCGGATACTAAGCAGTCAATAGCTTCCTCATTAGCTACTGTGAAATTGGATAGATTCTGTAATCGTTTAGCTGTGAATCTTGTTCCTACATGGTGTACATGCATGCCACATGTTTTGTTCACCTTGCAATTATACTCATTAAGAATAAATAACACCTGTTGCAATTGCACAATCAATTGATCAAATGTAAGGTTA